TGCAATTATATTTCCATCTAACTTTATGTTTCCTCACGAAGCAAAAACAGTTACAAAAGGAACAAGATGGAGCGTAGTAACATGGTTGATGTAAACGTACACAAAATTTTTCCTACAGTAATGTATGAATTTGAATATATTTCAACTGATAAACATTTAATGGTTTCTTATATTGATACTTTAAAAACAAACACATTACAAACTACTGATGATTTACATTGTCTTTCTTACTTTGGAAAATTAAGAGATAAAGTAAAAGAGGTATCTAAACAATACGTTGACGATTTGCAATACGAGTATGACAATATAGAAATTACTGGTATGTGGGCAAATAGGTTACATAACGGTGCTGTACACGCACCACACACACATTCAAATAATTTTTTATCAGGAGTATATTATTTACATACCAGTGAAAATTCTCCAGCTATACAATTTTTTGACCCTAGAGCTCAAGCACATGTTTTACGACCAAGAAATACACCAAATTTTCTTAATGCAAGCATAATGCAGTTTAACGCAGTAGAAGGAAAAGGATATATCTTTCCCTCATGGCTGCAACATTGGGTGCCGACCACAGAAGATAAACGCATAAGTGTTTCATGGAATATACTATTAAGAGGCAACTACGGAGAACAAGGCACTTTACAAAATGCGTATATCTAAAAAGAATGAGATATATTTAGTTTTAGATGACCTAGACCCATCAACAACACAAGAACTTACACAGTTTTTTACGTTTGAAGTGCCTGGCGCTAAGTTTATGCCTCAGTTTAAAAATCGTATGTGGGATGGTAAGATACGTTTATTTTCCCCAGCTACAGGACAAATCTATGTTGGGTTGTTATCCTATATTAAAAACTATTGTTCAAGAAACGGAATTAAATATATACTAGAAGATGGAGTAGAAGATGAAAGAAATATTGAACGAGGGGTTGTCTCAGGATTCGTTAAATCTCTTAAACCAAAGTCAAAGGGAAAATCCCTTAGAGTTCGTGACTATCAGATTGATGCCGTACACCACGCTGTTAGCAGACATCGTGCTTTGTTGCTTTCTCCTACTGCTTCTGGTAAGTCATTAATAATATATGCACTAGTTCGTTATTATAAAATGATGGGGTTAAGAACTTTAATACTAGTTCCTACCACTTCATTAGTAGAACAAATGTATACTGACTTTGAGGATTATGGTTGGAGCTCTGGCACATACTGTCAAAAGATATATCAAGGTCATGATCGCAAAGTAACTAAGGATGTTGTGATATCAACATGGCAATCTTTGTACAAGTTGCCCAAGAAATATTTTGAAGATTTTGGGTGTGTAATTGGTGATGAAGCACACATGTTCAAGTCTAAATCGTTGACAGGGATTATGACTAAGTTACACCAGTGTAAGTATAGATTTGGCCTCACAGGAACGCTAGACGGAACGCTAACGCACCGCTTAGTATTAGAAGGTCTGTTTGGTACTGCTGAAAATATTATAACAACAAAAGAGTTAATAGACAAAAAAACTCTTGCAGATTTGACTGTTAAGTGTATTGTTTTAAAACATAAAAACATTCGTGAGAAAATGACATATGCAGAAGAACTGGAGTATCTTGCAACAAACGAGAAACGAAATAACTTCATAGTTAATCTTCTGCAACACTTAGATGGTAATACGCTTTGTTTATTTCAGTTAGTTGAAAAACATGGTAAACCATTATACGAACAAGTAGAAGAAACAATTACAGATAGAAAAACATTTTTTGTATATGGTGGAACAGATACATCAGAAAGAGAGGAAATAAGAGGAGTTGTAGAAAATGAAAAGAAATCAATTATACTTGCAAGTTATGGCACGTTTAGTACTGGTATCAATATTAGGAATATCAACAATATCGTGTTCAGTTCCCCAAGCAAAAGTAGGATTAGAGTGCTCCAAAGCCTTGGCCGTGGACTGCGTAAAACCGACACTAAGGTTTCCGTTTTAATATATGATATTGCAGACGATATTTCACACAACAATAAACGTAATTTTACATTAAATCATTTTTCTGAAAGGATATCATTGTATAACGAACAACAATTTGATTACCAGATTAGTAAGGTAAAATTGTAGTCGCATAAATATAAGAGAACGATTAAGAAAGAAGGATAACTATGCAAACAGATTATAAAGTCGTTAAATTAACAAATGGTGATAATATTATTTGTGAAGCTATAGAACATGTTAATGAAACGTATATAATTAGTACCCCTCTAAAAATGGAAGTAGTACAAGACAATACTTCTCGTGGCCCAGTGGAATGTTTACATCTTAGTGCATGGATTTCACCCTTTACAGAAAGTAAATATTTTGAAATTAAAGAAAATCATGTAATTGTTATAACCGAAGCTTCGGTTGGATTATCTGCTTATTATCAAAATATAATTAATAAACATAAAAAATTTGCTGATAAAATTAACGATGAACTTGATAATTGGGAAAAGGGCCCGACAGATGAAGAAATGTTTGATGAGGACTTTGAAGAGTTTGTAAAGATTAATAAAATAGATAAAACTAAGTATCATTAACTTAACCAACCAACATAGCTAATGTACACTCAATTTTACCCAAAGTCAAGTCTCTTTTTATTTTTATTAGTTACTTGACATTTAGTATGGTTATGTAGTATAGTATTCTTCTAACTTAAAAAAGGAGTTGAAATGGCAAGAGGTAAAAAAGAGAAGGGGGAACATTATGTAGATAATAAAGTTTTTCTTCAGGCTATGACTGAATGGAAAAATAGGTGTAAAGCAGCTGAAAAAGAAAATAAAGATAGACCCCAAGTAACTAATTATATTGGTGAATGTTTTTTAAAGATTGCAACTCACTTATCATACAGACCAAACTTTATAAACTACACCTATAGAGATGAAATGATTGCTGACGGTATTGAAAACTGTTTACAGTACTGTGGTAATTTCGATCCAGAAAAATCAAAAAATCCTTTTGCTTACTTTACTCAAATTATTTACTATGCTTTTCTCCGTAGGATTGCAAAAGAGAAAAAACAAACTCACGTTAGAAACAAAATGATTGAAAGTGTTAGTTATGAATCATGGACAGTTAATGAAGGTGACACTAACAAATATGTTGTACAGGGATTTGACCCAAATGTGATGTTACCAGATGAAGATGTTTATAAACCAAAAAAGAAAACTTCTCCAAAATCTAAAGGCTTAGAAAATTTTATGGAAGAAGATGAAGGTGTAGCAGACAAAGGATATAATTGATTTGAAACTTGCGATTATAACTGACACCCATTTTGGTGCTCGTAATGACAATTTAAATTTCAACGAATATTTCTATAAGTTTTACGAAAACATTTTCTTTCCTACTCTAAAGGAAAGAGGAATAACAACTTGCGTTCATATGGGTGATGTTGTTGACAGACGTAAATTTATAAGCTTTAGAATTGCAAATGATTTTCGTAAAAGATTTATTAATAAATTTAAAGAAATGGGTATTGATTTACACATCATTATTGGTAATCATGACACCTATTATAAAAATACCAATGAAGTTAATTCAATGGAAGAGCTGGTTGGTAAAGACAGATTTAAAATATATACTGGGCCGGAGGTTGTAAATTTTGATGGAACTGATATTGTGTTTATGCCTTGGATTAATGCTAATAACTATGACGAATCTATAAAAGTTTTAAATACTGCAAAATCAAATATTTTATTTGGACATTTAGAAATCAATGGGTTTGAAATGCACATTGGTCAATTTGCAGAAAATGGTTGGGATAGAGAACTGTTTAAAAGATTTGATACTGTTTTTAGTGGTCATTTTCATCACAAGTCTGATGATGGTCAAATTTATTATCTAGGAACACCCTATGAAATTTATTGGAATGATTTTCAAGACCCGAAAGGTTTTCATATTTTTGACACAAATACAAGAGAGTTAGAGCGTATAGTTAATCCGTATACATTGTTTAAAAAAATATACTATGATGATTCTCAAGAAGATTTTACTAAACATGATATCAAACAATATAAAGACCAATATGTAAAATTGATTGTGGTAAACAAAAAAGATTTGTATGATTTTGATAAGTTTGTTGATAGACTTCTTTTGGCTGACGCATACGAAGTTAAAATTATAGAGGATTTCTCAGAGTTAGATGCTGAGAATGTATCGGATGATATTGTAGAAAATACAGAAGATACAATGACGTTGTTGGAAAGGTATATTGATCAACTAGACGTTACTTTGAGTAAAGATAGACTCAAAAACACAATGAGAGCGCTTTACACAGAAGCGCAAGACTTAGAAATGTAAGGGAGATAATGAATGGTACTTATTTTAGAAGCACTTAGAAAAAAATATGAAGGTGATATTGCAGTTGCCAGAGCAAACATACAAGTATACATTAACAATGCAGCTGGTATTGGGGAACATCCTGATGTTGTTCAAGCAGTTGATGGTCAAATGGAATTGATTGCTAATGCTCAAGACAAACTTAACGTATTAGAAGATTGGGATAGTAAAACACAAAGGTTTCTTGATTAAATAAATGATACATTTTGAGACTGTGAAGTGGAAGAACTTCCTGTCAACTGGTAATAACTTTACAGAGATACAGTTAGACAGAAATTCTACTACATTAATTATTGGCGAGAATGGTTCTGGTAAATCTACCATTCTTGATGCACTGTGTTTTGGCTTATTCGGTAAGCCATTTCGCAACATTAACAAAGGGCAGTTGTTAAATTCTATCAACGGCACTGGTGGATTAGTAGAAGTTGAATTTAGAATTGGTTCTAAAAAAGTTAAAGTTGTTCGTGGCATTAAGCCAAACGTGTTTGAGATTTACATCAACGGCAAGATGTACAATCAAGATGCAAACGCGAGAGACTATCAAAAGTATCTTGAACAACAAATTCTTAAACTAAACTATCGCAGTTTTACACAAGTTGTTATTTTAGGTTCATCTACCTTTGTTCCATTTATGCAGTTAAAAGCTAGACATCGCCGAGAGGTTGTTGAAGAAATTCTTGACATTCAAATTTTCTCTTTGAT